CACTTTCAGATGTGGCATCAGTGATTTGGAGGGCCGCTTGCCGTTCTTCACTGTTCGATGGTTTCGACCGTAAAGGTTGGAACTTCCGCCACCAGTACGCCGTTACCAAAATGGGTCTGATAATTAATATCAGCTATGATGACAGACGCCATCAACATGACCATAGATTCGTAAGTCAGCGACTCCAACGGACATGCCTTAGGCAGATCCGGTGAAGCGCAAGACATTATCTCATAGAGCCGCGTGCGATCCGCAGCTTCGACTGAGTCAGGAGGGCCACCATAAGCCGAGACGCGTTCAACGTTGTGATACTGTTCGATGACGTCGGAATTGATCAAGGACACTGCGAGACGCTTGGCTTCCTTATCCGTGAAGCCGAAGAATCGGAGTAGAGGTTCGAGGGGCTTCTTCGCCTTGTGCTGCTGCACCATAGCGGCGAGTACCGTTTCGCCTGACAAATCCGACCTGAATTTAGGCTCGAAGCTTTTAGCTAACATCTTGAGCCTGTGTCGCACTTCGGGAACTTCGATCGTGACTCCCGTCATCGATAGGTAAGTACTCTCGACGACTGAACCGGAGAACCGTGTATGCCACCTCCTAGTCATATGCAGTTTCGGGGAGCCGTGCTTGTCTACGAGCTCGAAGCCGTCCTCTCTGCGCAGGATCCTGAAGCCAGAGAACTTGGGAACGACTTTAAAAGTCCCAAACACTATCGAGGGCACTGTAACCATCTTGCCCTCGGGCGCCTTCCTCCCAAGTCCTGCGTCCTCCATGGCTTTACTCATGAAGAACCGATGCATTTGCGAGGCCTTCCCCACGATGAAATCGCCTAAAGCGATCCATGCACTCCTCGTCACCGTCTCCGTGTAAGCCAGGCCCTCGTAACCGGATATGGCATAATCTACTACCCTTTCAGGGTCTGTTAACGTACCACGTGTTAATTCTGTCATAGAGGAAATGGTCCTGACTCTCTCGTCCTCGCCCTTAGAATCCAACTTAACGCCGCCCACCGTGAACGTTACCTTGGCATCAGCATCGTAAACGCGTTTGCCAACGTCGATCGATCTGGGTAGTCTAGGTTGATGAAACGTCTGGGTTTCGCCCGCAGTTCGGATAGAAGACCACATCTTGTCGCTCGCCGCATAACCGAATGGCTGAGTACCCAATGGCCCTCCTGGTAGTACGTATGATGCGCCCTTGATCTGACTGACGACTCCTCCAACGGTCTTGACCTTCATTGTCAACGTCATAACCATCGACGTCATCAAGTCAGTATACAAGCCTCCGCCGCACCTTGAGGAGTACTTCCTGATCCTCTCGACGTACTCACCCGCTTCAACTACAGTCACAGGAGAATAATGCTCAGAGCCTATCGGGTCTGATAGCCTGTACGACATCTGACCGCCCACGTACAGCACCCACAAGAAGTGGAGGAGCTTACCTTGAAGCGCGCCTTTGTCCATGCTCTGGCCGCAGGTTTTCGCGATCTCAACCGAGTTGGTCATGTGAGTTACAGCCTCAGCTGGCGACAGCATGTGTACTGTGGCGATGTCGTCGCCCAACACCTTGCTAGTCACACACTTTACTCCGGTTACTTCTTGGATCTTACGCCTCATCGACTCGCTCTTGATACTATTGTCGAGTGTGGTCGTAAGCTCGCCTGACTTCCTACCGTTGACGTGCACGTACTGAGCCGGCGCCCCCGTAGGCCTCAAGATAAAGTGTGAGTCGCTAGTGCGCTCCAGCGAGTCTTTGAGCAATGCGTACGTTTCCATCTCATCCTCCTTAGGTATCAACCCGCTAAGAATGGCCTCAGCTTTGACCGTGGTGTCACCACTGCACGCGAAGTTGTCCATCGTTGAGCAATCGTTGGCGGCCCCGTACATGTTGGTGCTCGTGACCATGACGATTGAAGCCTTAATTAGATCTGCCGCGTCGAAAGTGGAGTAACCTGTGGCATTGTAAGACGCGAAGTAAGGCTTGTAAACAGGGTCTCTGACCGTAGCTATCATGGCCTCGGTTAAGGCGATGATGGCCATTTGCGCGGCGATCGACACGTTATACACGATGCGTGTAGCGCGCAGCGTCGGCACAGACCTGAACCCGAACGAGAAAGGTGATTTACGGGTCGACTCCACCGTCGCCTTAACTCCTTTAAGCATCAAAGAAGCGATAGAGGCGATGAACGCAACTAACATTGCGCCGAGTACGTTGATAGTGATATTCTTCTTGTGCGCCTTAGCCCTGTAGGTGGCTCCCTGACTCTTAGACATGTGACCAGGAAGTACCTCTTGCACC